GCGCGAGACTATTGCGCATCTCAACGCCCCACTCCACGACAATCATCCGATTTTCCGCATCACCGATACGAGCCATCAGATACTGGCGAAACGCACGGAAATACGCGACTGCGGCGTAATCGGGGTCGACAAGCAGCCCGATATCCGGCGCAACCCAACGAGACGGGAGAGCCTTTACCCGACCGAAATCCGTAGCGAAGATATCGACGGTCGAAACGACCTCGGTTTTGCCAACCAAGACCTGAGTGGTGGAACGACCGATAAAGGTCGAAGCAGTCCGCTTCGGCCCAGGCGGTAAGATCCACATTGTCGGCGATGCACCGTTGGTATATGCTTGTTGCATCGCATCGTTCAGCATAACTTCCGTCAGCTGAACAGGAGTTCCTGGAACCGGGAACGGGTCGGTCTGAAGAACCGGCAGACCAGTTGTAATAGTTCCCGGCGCAATAGCAGAGGCTGGATTGCTGTTTTTATCTACGGCTCGCGCCAACCAATGAGAGAACCCTTCGGTAACGCGGGCGACAGGTGTAGTCGCATCCGAGCCATCATTGCGCGGCTGGCGCGAACATAACATAACTTCCATGTCCGACTTGAGAACCTTGGCTGCCATTGCCATCTGGTGCGCCATTTCGGAGCCTTTACCAGCCGCATCGGACTCTTCTTGAGTACCCGAAACGGTGGCGTCGCGCTCTGAAATTTGCGTGCAGTTATTGACACGGACAGTCGGAGTTCCGACCGATGGTGAAAGTTGAAATCCTTCCACCTGAGCGTTTGTTGCGTTCACTAGAGGCAGATGCTCGGTCTGCCAATCGAAGATTCGGTTCTTAACGTTCCTGCGCCGAATCGCCGACATCAACGGCGTATCGAATGGGTCGATATTGTAGATGGCGTTCGACAAATCTTCGCGATTCGCCGTAGCCTGATACGTAGTAAAGGCGTTGGTTACTTTGGCCATGTTGATCCCTCATCGGATTATCTTCTCGAAGACCGAGGCCGCATCATCGAGGCGACCTGTTTTTGCCAATCGGCTCTGGGCTTCGTCGATATTCCGGCGTCCCGCGTTCCCTATTCGGGGTGCGGAACCGGGTGTCAACGCTCTGCCTTTTCCGGGGACGACCGCTCTGGGTTTTGCCGCCATCAACCGGTCATATCTGCTCGCCTTTCTAAGGACGCTGAGCATTCGCGAATCGTAAACAGTCGCGACCTCTTGCTCCGAGAAACCATGAGCCATCGCGGTTCGCCGCATGGAATTGATTTCTTTCCGGAGAGCAACTTCGTCAGGAATTTTGTTTTCCATGACGAACCTTGCGAATTCGTTTTTCGCATAGGTTTCCGTGGTTCGGGCCTGTTCATTGGCCCTTTCTTGCATCGCCGCCGCTCTTGATTGCCGCAGCGCATTCAGCTTCTGATCAACCGCCTCGTATTGCTTGCGCAGCGAATAGGCTGACTTAGGGTCTCTCTGGAACTCCGCCTCCCAATCAGGCTGTTGCGGCAAGAGCGTCATTATCTCCTGCTCCAATGCCGCGTTCTGATTGATGTAATGATCTCTGACCTGCGCTACCCTCTGCGCCTCGGCCATGACTGTCTGCGAAGCTTCGTTTACTTTATTCATCCGCTGGTGAAACGTCTCTGTGCGGATGTACCCTTCCAACGCCTGCTTTAGGGTGACCTCCATTGGCCTCCCGTCAACAGTTACCTCATACTTCTGCCCGCCTTCGGCGTCGTCGCCGGGTTCCCCTTCGGCGTCCCCCCGCTCGTCCTCGGCTTGCTCGTCGCCGTCAGAAAGTTCCCTTTGATCTTGTGGCTCGGACTCGTCGTCAGTTTGTTCTTGCCCCCGTTCCTCCCCGAAGGTGTCGTGTTCGTCGTCGCCTTCGGCCCGTACGGGCTTTTTGGACCGAGACTGCCGCCTGTCGTCGGGCAAGGCATTTTCGAACGGCTCGCCATTTGCTCTCTCCTCTTGGCGGCGTCGACGGGCATCTTCCCCGCCATCTCTGGTATCGCCAAACTCGTCGCCCTCAATTTGGCGCTCAGCGAACATAGGCTCTGGGCGGGATCGAGTTTCAGCGAATCGGCCAGATTCGTCACGGGTCTGAACACGCTCCGTGCTCTCTAAAGCATTCCGAAATGCGCCAGCAGCTTGGTCGATTCCCTCAGGCACTTCGTTTCACCGCCATCTTATAATCGTTGATTTGGACAGCAAGCTCAGTAGCAAGCGCTTCTAGGGCGCTTATCCTAGCACACAGGCGTGCGCCTGTCAAGTCGCCACCCCCGTTGTCTATGAGTTCCTGGAACCATCGTTTACGTAGTTCCAGAACCGCATATTTAAATGCTTTATCCTCGAGCAATGCTTTGGCTAAGCGCGCCCGCTCTTTAATCTCTTCCAAATCAGATTGCGGGGCATCCATTATTCGCCTCCGACCGGCCTATTAGCCTCCATCTGAATCTTCTCGCGCTCGACCTGCATCTGCTGCATCGCCTGAGCGTGTTCCAACGCAATCTTCTCGCGCTCTAACGCTAGCTTCTGATTATCGTAGTCAGACTTCTGCTCAAGCTGCGCGCGCTGAATAAGACCGGTCTGCTGAATTTTATCGGCCTCAAGATTGTGCTGGCCAATCTTCGCAGAAGCGTCTGCCTTAACCTTCTCGTACTGAGCCTTGGAAGCAACCGTCATCGGATCAGGCTCCTTCGGCGCAGATTGCATCGCTTGCAACGTCTGCGGATCAGGCGTCTTGAAATATCGTCCGACGTTTTTAATGTTTAACATCTCTAACATGTCAGTAACAGTGTTCAACATCTCCGGAATGCCGCAGATAGGATTGTTAAGGCCCATCTGGCTAACCAAAGTTTGCTGGTCCTGCTTAATCTGCGTCAGAGCCATCATCCGCGTAATATCGGTGCCCTTGCCGAGAGTCGGATTTACCTCGACATTCATCGTCGAGTCGAATGTGCTCGGATCGAACTGCTGGAAGCTCCCGTTGACTTGAAGAATACGCGGCGGGTTCGGATTCTCGCAAATCTCATTGAATAGACCTTGAAACAAATCCTTGAAACCCGTCTCGGCGAGAACCCTAGCCACCAACTCGATGCGTTCCTGAGCACCGGAAATGACTGCATCAACGCCGATCATGGTAGAAGATTGCAACGCCTTCGGGTCGAGACCCTTTGCCGCATCGGAGAGGCCGGTTCGGCGTTGCAGCACTTCATTGAGCAGCTGAATGACTGGCAAAGCTGCCTGCCCAACAAATGGGGTAGAAGTATAAGCAATTGCCGTGTTCGGATCGCCCCGCGTCCGAATGATGGCCCCCAAATCATCATTCATCGCGTCATCGAGATTCGTCATCAATTCGTTGACAGCCAATTTCGGATTAATTGATTCGGCCAGCGAATCCAAAATGCCACGAAACATATTCGTCTTAATCCGCTGCATATCAAGCGTCAAATCAGCAATACTATCGCCAACGATAGTGTGACTAATAGGATCAACGCTAAAGCAGGCGAACTTAGCGCGATTTGCAGATTCGTCGTTAACGATCTCATGATCTTCCCCCATCGTGCAAATATATCTAAGCTGAGTGGCTCCGGTGCCCTCCCGATCAATCCAAACATACCATTCACCATACATCACGCCGTCGCCAATACGCGTAGACATTCCGCGACCTTCGTTGCGGAGTTGTGCCTCCATTGTAAAGTTATGGATGTCCTGAGTCTGGATGTAGTTCGCGCAAAGATCGCGATCATAACCCATCGCAACGAGTTCATCGATATAGACAATACGTTCGTGGCCGATGATTCGCGAACGAGAAAGGGATCTTGCATAACGATCAAGACGCATCTCCTCCGGAGGAACCCCGGCGACCTTTATTATCGGTTTGCTGACCGTATACTCGATAACCACTTCAGGAAAGAGACCAGTCTGCTGATCCACCGGGGACGCCTTAACCACCCTCGCTCCCGGCGAATCTTGGAGGAGGAGTTGGATCTGCATCTGATTGACATTGGCAAATGTCTTGTAAGCTGTCTGAACATTGTCATCTGTCCACCATTTAACGAATCCGGTCTTCACCGTCATCGCGTCTTTAAACGCGCCGTACAGGATAAGGAATCCTGGATTGTCCTGCCAGAACGTATAGTTCACATAATTCGTCGACTGCTCGGCGATCGGAATCTCTTGCTGAGTGCGCGGAGTGATGTAAACAACCTTCTCCGACGCGGCGAATATACGGATAAGAGAGGGGAGCATACTGAGAACAGCGTCGCGCACATCCGTGGACACAAACGTCGACTTGTTCTGTGTCTTGCTGTTATAATCGCCGCCCAGGATGTCGCCGAATGTAAGGGTGGGATCAGTAAGAATGCTGGACGTCTCTTCGGAGGGCAGGTTCCCGTCGATGCTTGGGAGCATCCCGTAATAGTACTTCTGCGCCTCGTCGCGGTACTTAGCAAGAACTGAATTCTCATAATCCCGCGTGTCGTTGATCAGCGACTGAATAAATTGCTCATACGACTCCGGATCGGTGGGATCGTATTGAGTGGCGGTTCCGGAATCCTTGAAGGTATAGAACAGGCGTTCCATACCACCGGCAGCTTGCTGAGTGTAAGACATGGCTTAACCGCCTAAGTTTTGTAACCAGGGCTGAGTTCTCATGTAAGCGCTCAGCTGATCCGGGGATGCATTCACATTTCCAGGAGCAGTCTTCATATAATAATTAACTGCCTCTTGCGGCATGGGCTGTCTGGGGCCATAACCGGCGGGGGCAACACCCGATGTCTCCCTGGAGCCATCGAAGAAACCAGCCGGGAGATTATTGAACACATCGGCCATCGATGTGAATGGTCCTCCTGGCCCGCCGGGGGTTGGCGTTCCACCTTGCGGCGCGGCGAGCGGCCCGCGAGGCGTCGGAGCAGTCGCTTGAGGCCCGCCGAAATTTGCGGCAGTATAAATCGGCGCTCTGCCGCCCTGCGAATTGGGAACTTGGTACTGAAACGTGCTGAAGTTAGGGTTGTTCGCGGTACGGTTCACGCCCTGGGGGGCCGGAATACCCGGCGAGGGTGCGCCCCCGACGTTGCGAGGATCAGGAACAGGCGGCGCAGCCGGATTGCGCACGCGCGCGGGGGAATAAGGAATCATAGGACCGCCGAATGATCCTGGGGCCATCCCTGTATTCATATTCATCGCAGCGTCAACCGCGCGCGGATCGGAGCCGTAACCAAACTTCCCTGGGATAGGATAGCCTCCCGCAGTTGGTGCGCGGGTCATTCCCAAGTTTTGGCTCATCTGAGCATCCGGGCGAGGATCCCCCGGATTGTAGCTAGGGAATTGCGACAAATCATTGGCATTGCCGGGGTAAGCTTGAGCCAACAATGCGTCAAGCCAAGCCGGGTTCTTGCTAGCCATCAGATTGTTCCTCTAATGCGTCGACGAAGTGGTCCTTGGTGTCGAGTGGAGCTGGAATACCCCGCGACTAGATGGAAGGAAGTGGCGAGGGTTCTAAAAGCGTCAGCAGGATGAGACGCCCAATCGTGTATTGGCCTACCCAACCGGCTCCTCTTGTAGGCACGTAGAGCAGACATTCCCTTCTCGGTGGTTGCTTTGTTGATCCAGGAAATACCGAGAATTCCCCGCACAGCAGCGATTCCGTCCTCTGGGGAGGCAATGGGAGCAACGATAATTGGCTCGTCGAGAAGCTCGCCAAGTATCTGTCGTCTTGACTGTCCCGTGGCAAGTTCGCGCGCCTCCACGTCATGTGGGAGACAATGCGCCTTATATTGGTATCGAGCACCCCCGCTTGCGCCCACTTTTCGAGAGTTGATGATTCCAGCGTAATGTGATAGAGGCTGGCCGTAGCTTTGATAGTAATCAATGACATGCACTTCGCGCCCGCAAATTTGAAAGAACCAAATGCACATGGCGTCGTGAATGCCCAAATCCCACGCCGTCAGCACCGGCGAATTAAGGTCCCACGGAACGAGGCCGATCCGGCCTTCCGCCATCATCTGGTTCAGCGTCTCCGCGTAGTAAGACCCCTCGATAGGGGCCTCAAATGAGCAGAGCATTTCGCGAGCGAATTCCTCCGGCGACATGTCCTTCCGCATCTCTTCGACCTCGGAAGTAGAAAGAGCGTCGGTGCCTGTAACTGGAATAATGTGAATATCCCAATCCGGATTTGACTCGTTCTTCTTTAATAATGAATGAAAGTGATCGTCTCCGTTGGACGTTCCGCTGACAATGCCGAATCCCTGATAATCAGCCAGACATGGCCGAACGACAGAGCTGAACACAGCAGGATTAAGAAGGGGGTACTCGTCCAAAACGATTCCATCGAAATAAACCCCGCGCATCCTTTCGTAAGCAGCCGAGCCGCCATATAGCCGAATAGAGGCTCCATTCGGCAGGACCGTCATCAAGTCTCCTTCATAAAACCTAACATTCGGAATAGGTTCCGCATAATGCTTGGCGTATCCCCAGACGAGATCTTTGGTTTGATCGAATGAGGGACCCACATAAGCGTACCGTGGCGGGGGATCTTTTCGTCGTAGCTTGAGGCTAGCGCGGAGTAGATGGTTGTACTCCGCCACTGTCTTGCCCGCTCGCCGGTGGGCACAGACGAGCTGGAATCTCTTGGTAGAGGAGTGGAGTGGCCGAAAATGGCTACGCGGAACATACGGTATCTCTACTTTACGCGGCTCTACCTTATCGGCGAGTTCAGTATCCATCGCCGATATAGCCGACGCCGCCGAATAAGGCGTCATGCCTGGCGGGGACGCAGGTGCAATGCCTCCATTCCCTGTTTGGGGACAATGCTTGCGAACCCAATGCTTGCTGCGAATATGCGTTAATCGCGTTCTGTTGGGCAAGCTGCTGGTTTTGATGGCTCTGCTGGGCAAGTTGGCTGAATTGCTGCTGCTGCTGCTGCGCGTTGTCGCTATCTATTCTCCACTGCAATACTTTATTGTAGGCGCGCAACTCCTCTATGGTTTCATTCTGGTCCGATTCGGCGACTCGGAGCCGCTCGTTTACCTCACCGAATAAACGGATCATATGGGAGACGTCGTCGCGAGCCCGCTGCAAAGTATGGCGGATTAGTTTCAATTCCAGAACCAGCTGTTCCCGCTCCTCCTCAAGGAATTCAATGCGGGATTCCAACGCCTCGTTGTCCTCTTGAAGGACTTTGTTGACCTCCTCCAGCAATTCGAAGTCTTTTACCTCGGTGAGTAAGCCCTGTTCATGCTGCATTCTCATCCTCCCGGTTCACTGTGCCCTCGATGATGTCGTCGTCATTACTGACGGAAGTTCCATCGGCCCACTGAATAAGGATATTTCCGCCCTCGCTATTGATATTTATCTGCTTGCCCGGACCGGTGCCATATCCACGCAAGCGACCGAGAGAAGAGAGAACATATCTGCTCATACTATCACGGCGAGCAGCGTCCTTGTCGTCGAATAGGGCCTCCTTAACGTTCTCCTCGGCCTTATCTGCCAATTGCTCCCGAGCTTCATTCTGCTCAGCGAGAAGCCTCGGCGAATTGCTGATAAAACGCCTCAGACGATGGGAAGTGACCTTGAGGCGAGCAGCGGCCTTGGGAATGCTGCCTGACTCAAGCCACAGGGCGGTGCGAACTTCCTCGATCTGCAGAGGGAGCGAATCGGGGCGCTCATCCCACGGGGAGGTGGGGAGAGGCTGAAGGTCCTTAGGGAACTCGACCAAGGGCCACCTAATTTTCAGTGTGCGCTTAGTTTAGCACACACGCGCAGGCGTGTCAAGTTATAGGTGGAACATAGGAAACAGCACTTGACAAGGGACAGCAGGCGTGGTATAATTGAGGATGGATGAAAAGAGACTTGAGTACCTACGTAAATATAACAAGGAATATAGGAAGCGGCCCGAATTCCGAAAGAAACGCGCTGAATACTTTAAAAAATACCGGGAGGACCCCGAAAACGCAGAAAAGAATAGAGTCAGACGCAGATCTCAATACGCAGTTAAAATTGCTGGGATCGAAGCACCTGAAGCGTGTCAGATGTGCGGGGAAATTAAGCCCTTGGAAAAACACCACCTGAGCTACGATTCTCCCATAGACGTAATATATATCTGCAAACAATGCCATACTACAATATCATACTACAATATCATCTTAGATTCATAGCGTCCGCGACGGGTCCCGCGCAAGTTCCGTGCCACAACTGTGGGTAGTTGGGGGATTTCGAAACAATCTATACCACTTCAAGTTGCGGGGTTCTTCTTGTGGGGGCTGCAATAATATAACATTACGTTAACATTGTACACCCGCGATGCGTTGACGCGATCCGCGC